GACGCCGTTCCACGTCGCCGCGAGTTTGATCGGCGTGCCCGGCAACACGTTCGGGTAGTAGGGACTCGACGCGTACGTCGGATCGAGCGCGCCATCCACGTTCGACAGGTTCAGCGTCATCGTGCCCATGTCGAAGCCGTTCAGGACGCCCGCGAGGCCACCCGCGATCTGCCGGCCACGCGCGGTCTGCGCCGACCGGAACCGAGTCGAGATGTCCGTCCACGTCGGCATGCCGAACGGGTCCGCGGTGAACGACGCGGACAACTGGATCGACGGCATGAAGGGAGCGGAGACGGTCATCCACCCGTGAACCCCAGCTTCTGTCCCTGCCGCTGCCACCCCGTGAAGACGTTTCGGACGACGTGCGCGACCTCGCGACCGTCGAGAATCAGGTGGATGTGCTCCTCCTGCGCGCCGCCCTGCATCGGCCCCTGCTGCGGATGACCGCCGTGACCGGCGAGAGGGTTGTACTGGGTGGGAGGAAGCGGCTTGCCCTTATAGGCGCCGCCGCGAACCACGGCGGTGTACGTCTCGACGAGGTTGATGTCGATCTGCTTTCGGGTCGGCAAATGGTTCAACTCGGACGTGAGCAACGCGACAGCTCGCAGGTAGCGCGCAACACGCGCCGTGTACTCCGCCCACGGACTGTTCATCGCGCGCAGCTTGTTCGTCGTGTTCTGCGCCTGCTGCGCTGCCGCCAACAACTTCGGGATCAGCCCCTGCGCGTACCCCTGACTGACCTGGCCGATGATCTGGCCGTGCACCATCAACGTATGCGTGAACGGCTGGAACGTCTTCATCGCCTTCTGCGCCGACCCCATCAACCCCTCGACCTGCTGCTTCAACTTGTATGCAGCGGCGCTGTAGTTGAACTGCGCCTGCTCGCCCCGATTCCAGTCCCGCAACGCCGCCGCACTATTCCCCGCCTTCTCGGCGGCGGCCATCGCCTTGAACGCCTGCGTCGCGGTGTCCATGCTGCGCTTGACGTAGTACGCCATGCCGGGGATGCGACTCATCGCGTCATGCAGATGCTTGAACGCCTTGTCGCTCGCCGACGCGGGCGTCGGGATCGTCGACAACCAGTACGCGATCCCCGCGAGCGCAGCACCGACCGCGACGAGCGGGACAGCCGCCGCGCCGATCCCCGCCAACGCACCCGCGTCCGCACCAGCTGCCGCCCCGGCCCCCGCACCACCAGTCGCTGCAGCCGCTCCGCCCAACCCCAGTTTTGCGAGCAGGCTACTCTCGCCGCCGAGGATCGCGCCGAACCCCGCCGTGAACAGCGTCTTCAACCCGTTCCAGATGACGCCGCGGAAGCCTCGGAAGAACAGGAGACCCATCGCGACACCGAACGGAATCATCAACCCCGCCAACTTGTCCGTCCCGAAGATCCCCAGGATCGTCGTCCACGTCGCATGAAGAATCGCGGGGATCACGGTCTGCGCGAGCGTATTCGCCCACCGCTGACCGATCTCCATGAAATGCTGCTTATCGAACCACGACTCGAACACGCCCCACATTTTCTGAACGAGCGGCGCCCACTTCCCCAAGATCGAACTCCACGCATCCGAAATCCGATTCCCCGCCTTCCCGAACACGGCGTCCCACAGGATCATCATGGGACGCCCCAACGCGTCATACAGCCACGTGTTGAAGTGTTCGAGCATCCCCATGCCCTTCGTACTGATCGAGAAGATCGCGCCCTTCTCACTCATCTTCGCGAGCTGCTGTCCGTAGATGAGGAACTTCTCGAGCCACCCGAGCGCGACGCGGATCGTCGGTGCGAACGACTGGCCGAGCGTGATCGCAAGGCCGTGGAACAACGAGTCGATGTACTTGAGCATCCCCGCGATGACGGGGAACTTCTTGCCCATGTCCGTCAAGGCTGCGAACCACCCCAGCCCGCCCAGCCCGCCGAGGACGCCGGCGAGCGTCAGGAACGCGGACAACGGTCCCAGCAGGCCGACGATGACGGCGGCGAGGCTCGTGAATGGCATCAGGAGCGCCGACACGACGCTCGTCACGCCAGCGAGGACAGGCCCGCTCTCCAACCAGAGGGTGAACATGATGGCGCTCGCCGTCGCGACAGCGAGGATCGCTTTCTGCCAGTTCGACATCGCTCGCGTGTTTCGATCAACCGCGTTCGACCCCGTCCCCGTCGACAAGTTGCGGCTGATCACCTTTCCCGTCTCCTCGGCCGCGAGCTTCGCCTCCTCGCACTTCGCGATGAAATCGCCGATGTCGAGCGACAGCTTCGCATACATCGAACCAACTTCGTGGCCCTCTGGCACTAGCTACCTTTCGCCTCGTCGATCATCGCCTTCTCCTGCTCGCCTCGCCACTGCCAATACACCGGCCAGATCGCGAGTTCCGCCGCCGTCACCCTACCGCCGAGTTCTCCGACCGGTATTCCGAGTCTTTCGGCGAGCTCGAACCTCGGCCACAGATCCCTGTACTTCTCGAAACGTGGCCGGGTTGACGTCGGAGTCGTCACCCAACCCGTTCACCTTCGTCACAGCCTCGATCAACTGGCCCAACACGCCGACATCAGCCGCTCCGAGCGCGTCTAGGTCGTCCTCGCTGAGTGCCGTCACGCACTGCGCGACGAGTTTCTTGCCGAACGTCAACTCCGTGTCCGTCTCGAACTCCTTCAACAAGTTGTCGAGTTCGTCCGCCGACAGCGGCATGACCTCGACCAGCATGTCGCCGACGCGAACCAGTTTCGGTTCGCGGCGAAGCCGGGCGAGCAGTTCGTCTCGCCCGACCGTCTTAGCCTCCTCGAACTGTGGCGCTCGTTCCAGCTCTGCCATGTCCCCTCCTCCAACCGCTCTAGTAGGTGCCGACGGTGACGGCACCCGTGATCTGCAGCGTCGCTTCCCACGCCACCGCGGCCGTCACGTCCGACGACTGCGAGTAGCTGTCGATGAAGCAGCTCCCCGTGTACTTCGGGTACCCCGTCGATGCGGTGTTGCCCTCCGGGCCGTACTCCCACGTCGTGACGAGGCCGACGAGGCCGTTCAGGTACCCGATCATCGTCGGATCCCACGGGCCGCCGAGGGTGATCGTCCCGTCGATGAAGCCGGGCAGGTACGTTTTCGCCGCGCCCGCCGCGCCGAGCACCGTCGTCTCGGCTTTGTCGATCGTCCGCGCGAGGGCTTCCTTGTTGCTGTACGCGGAGAAGTTCCGCTGCGTGCTCCCCGCGTCGGTCAGCCCAAAGAAGCTGTTCTTGGAATGGGTGAACGGCATGTGCTCCTCCTAGAAGCGGCTGAATCCGTGCCAGAACGTGAACGATGGAGTGGTCCCGGTGATCGTGATTTTCGAGCGGAGGTACTGGTTGATCGTCACGCCCGGCGCGACGTACTGGTAGTCGAAACCGGGGACGGCGCTGATCGTCGCGTGCGTCGCGAGCGTCGTCCACGTCGAGTTGTCGGGCGAGTGCTGGACGATGACGACGGCGGTGGGACTCGCTGATCCCGACATCGCGAAGACGTGCAGGAACGAGGAGAGTCCGTTCGACGAGGACGCGCCATTGTTCTGCGCCGCGCTCGTCCCCGTCGTCGTCTGCGTGGTTTTGCCCCACGCGTCGTAGCCGTTCCGCGTCGGGACGCCGCTCGACTGGACGGTGAGGCTGACCTGGACGGCGCTCGCCTCCTCTGCCGGCACCGAGTAGTCCGTCTCGAAGCCGCTCAACCCGGCGAACGAGTTTCCGACGCCCGCGCCCTGCGGCAACACGGTGAACACGCTCGACGCGGTTCCGAGCAGGACGCTGATCTCCTGACCGAGCGCCGTCGCGCTCGAACCGTCGAAGTACCCGCTGACGGTCATCGTCGATTCCATGAAGCCGGGGATGTACGTCTTCGCGGCCGGCGCTCCGTCGGGCAGCGTCGTCGTTTCCGCCTTGTCGATCGTCGTCGCCATCGAGTCCTTGTTGATGTACGTCGTCAGATCGACGCCGTTCACGTAGAGCGCGGTGCTGAGGCTGTGAACGAAGCTCACGACCCCACCCGCTCGATCGCGCCAGCATCGAGGAGCCAGCGAATAGCGTTGTGCGGTAGGTCGTCCACGACGTCTCCCGGTTCGGCGGTGACTTCGGTGCCCTTGACTTTGTAGTCGATCGGTTCGAGAACGCGGTATGTCGGTTTCTTCACCATGTGACCTCGACGTCGTAGATCTGGTGGATTTCGTAGACGATAGTCCCTGAGACGGCTGCCGTCTTCGCGGGGTGGTACCCGCTCGCCGCTCGGCGGCACTGCATCTGGATCAACCCGCTCGATCCGAGATTGAGGGTCGCGTCGGTCAGGAGCTGGTCGACGCGATCCGCCATCTGGACGGCGGGCGTGTCGTCGGGGAACGCGGCCTCGGCGACTGAGATCGCGCTGACCTGGTAGCGGTAGTGGTTCGAGACGCGGCGAGTCATCACGTACTGCTCGGGCGCGCTCGGCGTGCGGCACCATACGACGTACGGCGGATTCGTGCCCTCGGGCGGCGTGTCCTGGTAGACGCCGCCGAGCGCGGTGAGCGTCGAGTCGCCGTGCAGGATGGCGTAGACGGCTTGGTCGACGTAGGTGGTCGCGTTCGTGGGTTGCATCAGAGATCCAGGAGCCTCAGCGAGTTCTCGAAGCCGAAGTAGATGATGTCGTCGAAGTGCCAGAACGGGCGGGGTGGGGCGTAGTGCGGCCCGCTCGACCCGAGCGCACCAGCCATGATGTACAGCTCGCGCGGAATGAACACGCCAGGCTTGTACCCGAGGATGCCAGAGGGGGGTGCGTGCATCCACAAGTGGCCGAAGTTCACGAAGAACGCGTAGTTCGCGCCCGCAACGACGTAGCGCGTCCCTGCCGATTCGCCCGGCTCGTCGTGGATCGACTCCAACAAGTGCCCCGTGTCCACTGCGCCCATGATCAAGATGTTCGCCTTGATGATCGACACGGCCAGCTTCGCGATGCTGTCGATCACCGCGTCCGCCTTCGGTTTCGCGTTGCCGATCAACTCGTCGAGCTTGCGGAAATCGACTCGAACGGTGCACGTCGTCCGCATGTCGCCGGTGACCGAACCCGCGTAGGGCAGCGTGGGATTCAGAATGCCCACCCTACGTCACCTGCACACAGACGACGGGTTGCCACATCTGGAACGACTCGACGGGGACGCTCACGACCTCGAACGTGCGCCCGTCCGCGACGACGATCCGGTCATTCAGCTGGACGCTTTGCCCGGCCGGCATGTAGACCATGTACCGCTGCTGACTGCCGATGCGCTCCTCGAACATCGACTCGGCGGGCGTGCGGTCACCGAGGCTCGAGATCGGGCCGACGCGACACGGCACACCAGACGCATACGCCGTGAACGAGCCCGTGAAGCCGCCCTTCTGATTCGGCGTCGCCGTGCCGGCGCGCATGATCGTGCACGTCGTCGGCATCAACACGTCCTCGACGGCTGCCTGCATCGACGCGAGATCCGCTGCGGACAGGGCGCTCGTCACAGGATCACGTCCGAACGCACCATGTGGATCGGCCGCGGGCGGCCCTTCGAGTAGCAGTCCTTCGCGGCGTCCATCAGCATCGCGTACTTCTGGCTGCGCTGGATCGGGCTGCGGTCAACCGCGAAGTCGAAGTCGAGCTTCACCTGGCGCGCCCAATCCGTGAGCAGGTCGCCGCACGCCGTGTAGATGTCGAACGTGCGCCCCGTCAGGAAGACGGGGGGTGTCTGCGACGCGGAGAAGACGCACTTCCCGGTCTGGTAGTCGAACGTGTACGGGTTGATGCCGTTGAGGTCTTGCCACTGGAAGTTCGTGATGAACGGTGGGTCGCTCGCGCCTGCAACTTCCCAGTTTCCGCCGTAGCGCACGTCGAAGTAGTTGAACCACTGGACGGGCCCGGTCTGCTGGAAGTTGATGTCGGGGTAGAGCTCGACGTAGCGGACGTCGGTGCGGCGAATGTCGAGCGCGTTCTGGATTGCGCCGTCAGCGAAGACGTAGGACGCCGGGTTCGTGTCGCCGATGATCTGGCGGGCGCGGCCGATCAGCCACGCCATGCCGGTGCGGACGCTGCCGACGCCTTGTGTGAGGAAGTCCGTCGCGCCGGTCGGGTCGGCGACGACGATCTCGAACAACGGTCCGGCTTGCGGGTTCCCGCTCGGCATCGACGGGACGTACCACTGCGCGATGTAGCGCCCCGCCGTCGTGATGATCGGATCGCTCGACTGGGGCGCGTACTGGACGATTCCAGTCGAGATCGTCTGCCACGTGACCGTCGTCAACACCGTCCACGACGACACGTTGAACAGGCGGACGCGGAGTTGGGGGTTCCCCGCCCCGGTGAAGTTGTAGACAGCGCCGCCGACGAGGAGCTGGTCTTGGATGCCTTCGTTCAGGTCGCCGACCCACCGGTTCAGCACGACGGTCATGTGATCGCCTCCTGGGTCGGGGTTCCGGTGATCGCCGTTGACGAGGGCGTCCCCGTGATTATCGCACCCGAGGGCGACCCGGTGAGCGGCACGTAGAGGATGGAGCGTTTCAGGATCGCGACGACCGTGTCGCCGACGCCGGCGCCCGTGTCGGAGCACGTTTCCTGGCGG